TATTTTATATGTATAATTATTATATAAATATAAAATAAAATGGTTTATCTTCTTCTCGTAGATGATGATTTGGGTGAATTAGTTATTTTTTCAATAGCAGATGCTTCTGATTCTTTAGTAGATAACAATTCATTCCAATAAAATTCTCTTAGTTTGACAGGCATAAAATAAACATCATGCCAATTAAATCCACCATTTGACGAATATATTAAGTTAAATATCTTTTTGTGTAAAAACTGTGAGTAGTTAGTCGGCAGGGTAAAAAAAGTCAATCCCTACCGGGACACTCAGCGCCTCCGTTTCGCCGGTAAATGGAGATGTGTAATTAAATATTAAATCAATATTTGGAGATACTTGGTTTATGTATTTTCTCAATGCTTTTGAATCGGCTGCTAATAATTGATTTGCAACGAAATTACTTATATATCCCATATCTCTATTACCACCAACTTCGGTAATAAGTCTTCTATAACGAGCTTGAATTTCATTTCCTTGTTTAGATATTTTCTCACTTGCTTCAACATCTTTTGCGATAATCAATTCATCACTATGAGTCATTATTTTAAACTTAATAGGAGTATTTGTTTTAGGAAGAACAAACTCATATTCATTATTTCTATTTAATTTACTTTCATCTATTTCTTTTATAGAAAGTTTAGACATATCAACTGTTACTTCTACTGGAGTATTTTCAGCAGGGTCGTTTACTGTTATAGTATATTCAGGACCAAATGCCAATATTCTACTTGAAATTAATATTGCATTCTTATCACCAATTATCAAATCACCTATATTAATAGATGAATCAACTATAATACTTTCTAATAATTTATCTAATTGAATTCCTTTTCTAATTAAATTTGTTGAAGTAAGAATATCTTCTTCTTTTGCAGTTAATAATTTAACAGTAATTTCACCTTTTGATAATGGAGATGATTCTGGATATACCAAACCTTTAGATGGCAATGATATAACCTCTGTTGGGAATGGATATGATTTTTGTCCTTGTTGTTGAAATCCACCCAAACCTCTTGTAACTTGTTGTTCAATGTTTTGTTCCATAATATAACTTTTGTCTTTATTATATATATTATGTTTTCAAAAAATAAAAAAGGGATACTTTGTGGGTATCCCTTTGTTTTATAATTTTATTTAGATTAGTATTCTAAGATAGCGTAATCATAAGTTAATTGTAAGTCTATCGATACTGGGTCGTTTGCTGACCAATCCAATTCACCGAAATTTGCTTGAGAGATAAATGCACCTTTTAAAGTCCATTGTTCTACCTTATCACCAACTGGTCCTAATAAATAGAAAGTAACATCTTTCTTATAGAAAGCAGCGTATCCATCTCTACCTGTTAATGACTCATGTGATTGTCTAATCCACTCCATGACTTGTTGTGCACCTGATGGTACAATTGGGTCATAAAGAGTGATATTAACATCATCCCAAGTTGATTTACCTTTAATTTTTCTTTGTACATTAATATGGTCTAAAACAACAGGCTCCGATGAGAAAGTTGGTCTGTTTGCTGTTTTGATGATATATGATTCTATACCATTTATTTCCATAATGAATCTATTACTTACTTTAGGTTCAAAATTCTTATAGAAAATTTTATCAAACTCTAATATTTCTGGCATTTTACTTTATTTTTTAATTCTTTTATATAAATATCTGTTTTCTAAATTATCCGTTAAATGCTGCTCCAGTTGGTAAGATGTTGAAATCAATTTGAATGAATTCAGCGGTCTTAGTTGGTTGTAAGTAGATAGCTCCTTTCATAATGTTTCTATCAATTACATCTGGTGTGTTATTAGATTCATCCATTATAACACGGAATGCGTACAAACCTTGTCTTTGTTGGATTGATTCTAAATAAGGGTTAACGATATTTAAGAATCTATTTCTTGTTTCAGAAGTATTTTGTTCAAATACTAAATATCTTGAAGTAGATGCGATATACTTTCTAACTGTTAACAATAATCTTCTTACGTTGATTCTATCTAATGCAGATGGTTTATCTTGTAATGTCTTTTGTCCAAATACTACGATACCTTGTCCTGGGAATTGAACGATAGGGTTAACCTTTCCGTCATATAATTCATCTTTTTCAGATTGAGTTAATCTATTTAATACACTAACTGCTCCTGTTAAACCACCTCTATTCAAACCTGCTGGTGCGAACCATTCTGCCGCTACTCTATCGTTTGCTGCGAATACACCTGGAAGTAATACTGATGGTGGAACTGTGATTAATTTGTTTGTATTGATATCAATTGTCTTAATCCATGGGTAGTAAGATGCTGCGTAGTTAGTATCCAAAGATTCTGCTTGAGTTACTGCTTGTGTAATAGTATCTCCTGCTTTTGTACCATCTAATAATAAAAATGCGTCACTTCTTTGTTCTGCTAAATCTACTAATGCGTTTGCAATATAAGTATGTTGACTTTGAATAACACCTGGTGCAACAATCATATTGATATCCCACTCATCTGCGTTAGATAAAGCGTTGATTGCTTTCATATATGCTACTGAACCAGAAGATGTAGAATTTGTTAAGTTAAAACCTTGTGAGTTTTCAGTTGTAATATCACTACCTAAATTAGATACAGTTGCTGGATTCATACCATCAAATCCTTCTTGGAATGCTACTATAAATTGTGCTCTTGTATCACCCACTACTAAATTTGTAAGTGCGGTTGTTGTTGATGTAAGTGAATCCAATCCAAATACCGAATTAGAGCCTACACCTACACCTGTTGGGATTGGTTTTAAGTAGATTGAGTTATCTGTATTAAAATCCAAATCAATACCTGCATAATATATACTTCCTGATTGGTCAATTGAACCCGTTCCAAATGTTACTGCTGGTATTTTTGAACCAATTGCTGCAGATGCAGAAACCGGTAAAGTATAAGCCGAATGTCCAAATGGAACCGCTTGTACCGGTGCACTATAATTTAAATTTGTAACTCTAACATATTTAGAATTGTTTACCCAATCACCAGTTTCAGTTATTTTACCTAAAGAATCAATTGATAATTTTCTATCACCGATTACTCTACTAATAAAGTTTGGAGAATTGGGGTCTAAGTTTACATTAGAATAAGTTTCCAATACAACTTTTTTCTTTTCAGTATCATTGAAATCTCTTACTACAATTGTAAATGTACCATAGTCTGTTCCATTTACTGAACCAGCTGCTTTAATATTTGAAATACCTATTTTTACTTTAGTATTTGCAGAATTACCAACACCCAATGTTTCAAATTGAAATAAACTTTCTCTTAAACCACTAATTGTTTGTGATTTAATCATTGGAGTCAATGCTTCTTGTGCATCAAATCCAAAATTTTGATTACCTAATACCGTTACAGAAGCAGATGCGTGTGAATCTAAATTAATACTACTATTTTTGAAATACCCATATACATATGCATCTTTAGTACCAAATGCAGAAGTTCCAAATACAGATTCAACATCATTTACAGCACTTGCTTTTAAAGATGCTGCTCCTAAAGTTGATAAAGTGAAATCACCATTACCATCCGTATCCGTTATTGTTTCACCAGTAAATCCACCATTATTACTTCCAGATGTATTAAATAAAATTGCTGCAGTTGAACCAGATACATCATATGTGATATTAAATGTATCAGATGCTTGATAATTTGTTGCCGTTACTGATTGTGATACATATATTGCAGTTGGTGCAACCGTCAATCCACTTCCTTTTTGAGTAAGTGTAATAGCGGTAATTTGACCACCTGCAATCGTTACTGATGCGGTTGGTGCTATTGTAAATGTACCACCTATAAATTGAATTGGTGCAGTGCCTGTATTTGTTCCTGTTGATGAAGTATAACTTGTAAGAGTTGATGCCGATACTATTGTATCTATTTGTCCTAAGTTAAGTGCACTCACTAATAAAGGAGCCGTTTCGGTATATCCACCAACACCCGCTACTCTACAAATTGTTGCAGTTCCTGCTTCTCTTAAATAGTTTTGTACTGCTAATGGAGTATAATATGTTCCATCAGCTGCTCCAAATAATTCAGCAAACTCAGCTTGTGAATTTACGATTGTTGGAACTACTGGTCCTTCTAAGAAAGGGCCAATGAATGCTGCACCTATTTCAGCCACACCTTGTTGTAAGAATGAAAGGTCGTTTTCTCTTGTGAAAACACCCGGTGATACTATCTTTTCTGCCATTTTATATGCTTTAATTTAAATTTATTAGTTCTCAATATAAATATAAAATTTTCAATCAAAACAACAAAATCTTATTTGTATGTTGGAGAGAAAAAATCGTATACTTGTCCTACTGATGTTGAATTTTGTAATGTGTTATAGAATAATACAGGTCCAATTTGTCCGTTCCAGAATGTTGTTCTTGCACTATTACTACCAATTGTTAAATAGTTTGTAGATGATGGTGCCGTAAATGCTGCTGCGGTAAATGTTCCTACCGATGTTTTATCTACATAAACTGTTACAGTTCCTGATGGTTGGAATGTTACTGAAATCATATACCAAACATTTGCTGATAATGAAGTCGTTAATTGTGCACTATTTCCTAATGTACTACCATAGAATTTTACTCTATTTAAAGTCGAACTATCACTTGATTCAATTGCTAAACCATAGAAACCTGCGTAGTCAAAAATATGTCTTGTAGTTGTACCTAATGTTGTTGTAGGTCTAACCCACATATGAATTGTACCAGTATTGGTATTGAATTGAGAAATACCACCATTAATATTTGTAGTAGTATCTTTATAGAAAAATTGGTTTGTACCATTTCCTGCAAAGTATTTATCTTTTTTAGTTGCTCCTGCATTGTATGATGGACTACCACCAGTAATACCTGCTGCGTTTGAAACACCTGCAGGTCTTACACCTGTATTATATCCTGAAAGGTCTAAGAAATCTGTTGTTGGTGTACCTGTTGCTGGTAAAGTTGCTGCTGGGAATGAACTTGCTTTTCCTGGGTCTGCATATAATCTTAATCCAGAAGATGGTATATATGGTTGCGTTGTTGTACCTTTGTTATGTGAAATTAAACCATTTGAAATATATACATCGGCATTTTCAACATTTACAGTTACAATTTCAACATTTTCTGTTACAATTTCAATATTAGTAACTTCTACTTCAGTTTCATCTTGCATTACTAATTTATCTCCAGGTAAAATTTCACCTACATTCTTAAACTTATATTTACCAATCTCATTATCCCAAACATATAGAGGGTGAGTTTCAGTTGCTTTAATTAAACCATTATTAAGTGAGAAATATCCTTCTGCAAAGTTGAAAGTTAAATCGGTAACTGTTACATTTTGTGCAGAACCTTCTAAAATATCGGAATGATAAAATCTCCATTCAACTTGGTCACTTTCTGGGTCTAAATTTTCATCAGGCAATCCTGCAGGTACCCAAGATTTAATTTCGTCTCCAATATTCAAATCTTCAACATTTACCATTTGACCATTTGCTAATTCTATTTGTGTACCAAATAATAAACAAAAATCAGGTTGGTTAATTGTATTATAAACATCTACTGCGTATAAAACTTTAGTAGTTGTTGTTCCGTAGTTTGTTGCAGCTAAATTATACCCATCTGCATATGCCATAGTTAATGTTGCAGTTGCTTCCGAATAATTTGCTGCAGCGATTGCAGCTGCATTTATTGGGAAAATTGATGGCCCGGTTGTAGATGTTCTTGTACCGGTTGTAAAATTTACATTATTAAAAGAACAAGTATAATTATTTGTTTGTTGTTGTACTTTTGAATAAAATAAAGAGCCTGTTGAATTAAATGTGAATTGTGCATTTTCAGTTGTACTCTCTACTATATATGTAAATGTAGGTGGTGTAACTGTAATCGAATCAGTTGCAAATCCCAATAATGAACCATTTGCAGTGTTACCACCTAAGCCACCAATTGAAACTGCTCCTGCTCTCGCAGAACCACTTACTGCTCTATATAAATTTCCTAACGATAAATTTGTTCTTGCCATAGTATAAAGTGTTATTCTCCGTTATAAATATCTAAAAGTTTTTCTTTCCACTCATCTTTATTAGAAAAGTTTTTAATCATCCAATTTTTAAGTTTTTCAAATTCTGCTTTACGGGTTTCGTAATCATCCTGACAAATTGTTTCGTAGGTTTCTTTAAATGTTTCCTTACTATTCGCTTTGTACTTATAGTCAAGTGGAACATACCATGTTTCATGTAATATTGGTAATTTACCCCAATCAATTGCTTCAAATATTCCATATCCAAATGGTTCATATTCAAAACAAGAATGAGATATTCCCCAATCAAGTCCATAGAACCTTTCTTTATGTTTGTAATCAAACTTGTAAACTTTTGATTTTTCAAATTTGTATCCATATTTCTTTTTGTAATATTTGTTAAATGTTTCCGAATTTGTAGAAATAAATCCACCAAATCCATCCATATATTCAACATTCTTTCTACCTTCAACTCTTGCTGCGTATCCTAATTCAATTGAGTTTGAAAGTTCTTTGTTTTGTGTAAATTTATAATTATTTGGTATGTGGTGTAGGTTTTCCGTTTGATATGGAAAATTATACAATCCTACCCAAATTTTATTTTTAATTTTATTTATTAATTCGTTTTCGTATTCCCAATTTCCGTACCAATGTAAGTATTCATCTTTGGCCATTTGACCTATTAAAGATACTTTTGTAAGATTATGAAACACAATGGAATCAATCTTTTCTAAATTATTGTGAACTGCGGTGGTTGGGGTGTAATGACCATGTAATATATGTATCTTTCTTGCACCTTTAAGAATTTCATCAATTTTTAACTCATTGGTTTCCCAAATATGGTCTATGTCAATTGGAAATTCTTCGTAATTTGTAGGCTTGTGTCTATGGAAAAGAAGAAGTGGCTTGACTTTTAAATCAGGTGCCACTTCTTTTATCCAATTAGTTACCCATATATCAGCTCCGCTATTGAACCAGGGTCCTCCTGCGGTAGTGTAGTATACATCGTACAT